ACCGCTGACCGCATGGATGAAATGGAAAGGGGCATGAAGAAGGGCGGCAAGGTGACCGCAAAACCTGAGGCATACGCCAAGGGTGGCGCTGTGCGCGGCGGTGGTATCGAAAAGCGCGGCAAGACCAAAGGCAGGTTTGTATGATGTCCTCTCGCGGGATGGGCGCAATCAATCCCTCCAAGATGCCTCGTGGGAAGACGAAGGCCCGGAGGGACGATACCGACTTCACTCAGTACGCTGAGGGTGGTCAGGTGAAGTCCCGCGTAAACGAAGCCGGCAACTACACCAAGCCTGGGATGCGCAAGAGCCTCTTCGAGAGGATCAAAGGGCAGGGCACGCAGGGCACGGCGGCAGGTCAGTGGAGCGCCCGCAAGGCTCAGCTTCTGGCCAAGCAGTACAAGGCAAAGGGCGGGGGCTATAAGTGAAAGCCCCGCAGCAGTCTCTGAAGGATTGGACCTCTCAGAAATGGCGGACCAAGTCAGGCAAACCGTCTTCAAAGACTGGAGAGCGCTATTTGCCTGAAGCTGCGATCAACGCCCTGTCGCCTGCTGAATACGCATCTACGACCCGGGCAAAGCGGGCGGGTAAGGCCAAGGGACAACAGTTTGTGAAGCAGCCTCCCAAGGTTGCATCAAAGACGGCAAGGTATCGATGATTGTCTTGCTGATGGGGCGTAAAAGCCTTCAATCAAGAGGAGTACATAAGTGAACGCTGACACTGTTCTCAAATGCGCCAGGATGGCCGCAGACATGCGCAAGGTGGCCCTGGGTCAAGTTGATCAGGACATCCTTGATCTGATCGCAGAACTTGAAGCTCCTGTGCAGGAAGCCCCCGCTCCGGAAGCTGACGACAAGGCCGAGTAATGACCACGACCGGCACCACCGCGTTCAACCTCGATGTAAATGATCTCATCGAGGAAGCGTTTGAACGTTGCGGTTCAGAACTGCGGACGGGCTACGACTTTCGTACTGCCCGGCGCAGCATGAACTTGTTGACCATCGAGTGGGCCAATCGTGGTATCAATCTCTGGACCATTGAGGAGGGACAGATCCCGCTGTACCCGAATCAGGCCATCTACGCCCTGCCAAATGACACCATCGATCTGCTCGATCAGGTGACCCGCACCAACGCTGGTGTAGGGGCAACGCAGGCCGACATCAACATCAACCGGATCAGCGAGTCCACGTACTCCACGATCCCGAACAAGTACGCTACGGGGCGTCCGATTCAAGTTTGGATCAACCGCCAGACGGGTGAGACAAACAGTACGACCTGTCAGGTGGCCACACAAAGCGTCGGGCTGACTGACACGACCATCTACTTGAGCGATGTCACGCAGCTTGCTGCGGCGGGCTTCATCAAGATTGACAGCGAGATCATCAGCTACAGCAATCTGGCGCAGCCCAATCCGAGTCTCACTTCGGGGTACATCAGCTATTGCGGGCGCGGTCAGCAGAACACGATTGCAGCGCTTCACAGCATCGGCGCGGCAGTCTCTGTGGTTCGTCCCCCGTCCATCAACATCTGGCCAATCCCCAACCAGGGGTCGGTCGGCAACCCGTACTACATGTTTGTGTATTGGCGTATGCGCCGTATGCAGGACACTGGCACGGGTGCCAAGACTCAGGACATTCCGTTCCGGTTCGTTGAATGCATGGTTGCCGGGCTGGCCTACAAGTTGTCCATGAAGCTCCCCGAGATGGATCCAACGAGGATCATGGCGCTCAAGGCAGAGTACGACCTCCAATGGCAGTTGGCTTCGGAAGAAGATCGAGACAAGGCAAGTGATCGTTTTGTGCCGCGCTCGATGTTCTATGCCTGATCATGGCCGGTCCAAAGTACGCTGCCGGCAAATACAGCATTGCGGAGTGCGACCGCTGTGGTCAGCGCTACCTGTTGAAACAACTGAAGAAGCTGACAATCAAGACCAAGCAGGTCAGCATCAAGGTTTGTCCGGAATGTTGGGAGCCTGACCAGCCGCAGCTTCAACTGGGTATGTACCCGGTGTACGATCCGCAGGCTGTGCGTGAGCCGCGCCCGGATACAAGCTACACGCAATCTGGTTTGACCGGGTTGCAGACCGATATCACGCCGGGTACAGGATTGAACCAAGACGGTTTCCCCAGTGAAGGCAGTCGAGTGTTTCAATGGGGATGGAACCCGGTTGGCGGGGCAAGTGGAGTTGATGCCGGTCTGACACCAAACTACTTGGTGTTGGGTGTTCAAATTGGTACAGTCACGGTAGTGACGACGTAGGAGCCGATGATGAAAAAAGACGATATCGCGCAGGACAAGAAGATGATGAAGAAGGCTGTTGGAATGCACGAGATGCAAGCCCACGGCGGCAAGAAGACCAACATGGCCAAGCTCAAGAAGGGCGGGCCGACTGGTATGGACATGCGGAATATGGGCCGCAACATGGCCCGCGCGAAGAACCAAGGGAGCAAGTGATGGCTACGTCCAAGAAGCTCACCAAGGATTCTTCCACTTGGATGGAAAACGGCTATGGCAAGGACAACCACGATAGTGGAAACAATCTTGCCGTGAACATCAATGCCGTCCGCTCCAAGTCTTACTCTGAGCCGAAGACCTCTGGCATTCAGATGCGCGGGGCCGGTGCGGCAACCAAGGGCCGTATGAGCCGGGGACCGATGGCGTGAACTACGCTGCGCTGTACAACGCACTCATTGCGTACACGGAGAACAGAAGCAGCGAGTTTGCTGCTCAGATCCCTGTTTTCGTCCAACAGGCCGAACAGCGCATCTACAACACCATCCAGTTCCCGACGCTGCGCAAGAACGTCACGGGCATAACGTCGCAGTACAACAAGTACCTGTCATGCCCCACTGACTTCCTGTCGGTGTATTCGCTGGCAGTGATCAATGTTGATGGTTCCTACGAGTACCTGCTGAACAAGGATGTCAACTTCATCCGGCAGGCGTACCCGAGCCCGACAGACTACGGCACTCCCAGGTACTACGCGTTGTTTGGGCCGACCACTTCAGGGGCCACCATCACGAACGAGTTGTCGTTCCTGATTGGCCCGACCCCTGATGCCTCTTACAACGTTGAACTGCACTACTTCTACTACCCGGAGTCGATTGTCCAGGGCACGATTGCGACGCTTGGGACGGTCACTGGGGGCACGACCTACACCGCTGGCACGTATGAGAACGTCGAACTGACCGGCGGATCCGGATCGGCTGCGTATGCCACGATCACGGTCAATTCCAGTGGTGTTGTGACCGCAGCGACGCTGCTGTCCGGCGGGCAGTTCTACATCGTCGGGGACGTTCTGAGCGCTTCCTCAAGCACGCTGGGCGGGGCAGGCTCGGGCTTCTCTGTTCCTGTGGCCACGATCAGCAATGCAACTGGAACTTCTTGGCTCGGGGATAACTTCGACTCCGTACTCCTGTACGCCGCACTGGTTGAAGCCTACACCTACATGAAGGGTGAGGCGGACATGGCTGCGCTGTACAACCAGAAGTACATGGAAGCTCTACAGCTTGCCAAGCGCCTGGGCGATGGCCTGGAGCGTTCGGACGCGTACAGAAGTGGTCAGGCACGGTTGGCGCCCCTTCCACAAAATAGAGGGGTCAAGTGATGGCTATCCAACAAGGAGCCACCAACGCGTTCAAAACCGGCCTGCCCACCGGCGCGTACAACTTCGCCACAGATACGTTCAAGATCGCGCTGTACTCGGCGCTGGCTGATCTTGGACCGGGAACCGCTGCGTACACCACCAGCGGTGAAATAACCGGCACAGGGTACGCGCTGGGCGGGAACGGTCTTACGGTCTCCGTTCAGCCCACGATAGAGACGGTTGCTGGGAACACGGTGGCCTACCTGTCGTTCTCAAACGTCTTGTGGACGCCCGCTGCGTTTACATGTCGCGGGGCATTGATATACAAGGTCAGCGGCGGTACGGTGTGCGTGCTGGACTTTGGCTCTGACAAATCGTGCTCTACTTCTTTCCAGATCCAGTTCCCCGCAGCCTCTGGAACGACAGCAATCATCCGAATCGCATAGGAAATCATCATGCTGAACAAGTCTAAAGCTGGCGACGCTGTGTCGGCTTCTGTCACTCAAAACGTGAATCCTGATGCGCGTGTTCAGGCGGGCGGGGTTTTCAAGGTCACTTGCTACGACAAAGACGGCAATCTCAAGTGGGAAGACGAGTTCCACAACCTTGTTGTCAATGTCGGACTCAAGGACATGAATGAAAAGTATTTCACGGGCGCTTCCTATAACGCCGCGTGGTATATCGGGCTGGTAAACAATACGCCCACGCCTTCGTATTCCTTAAACGATACGATGGCAAGTCATGGCGGCTGGTCTGAGTTTGCGGGCTATTCAGTTAGCGGTAACGCCACCATTCGTGCAACGTGTACTTTCGGGTCTTCCACAACCGCAGATCCATCCGTCATCAGCAACAGCGCATCTGTCGCGGTTTTTTCCATCACCAGTGGCGCAACTGTTGCAGGCGCGTTTTTGACTTCCAGCGATGTCAAAAGCGGTACAACGGGCATCCTGTTTTCGGAGGCAAATTTCAGTTCGGCGCGAACCGTGGCAGCTAGTGACACGCTGAACGTCACCTATACCTTCAGCCTTGATGCGGCCTGATCTGCGATAACCCCTCAAAAGACACCCGTCTTGGCGGGTGTTTTGCTTTAAAAGCCATGATCAAAATCGACTTCCAATTCGAGACCCCTCACGGCAAGTTTGCTGATGCTCTTCATCTGCCTGACGATCACAC